GGGGAAAAGACTTTAGACTTTAATTCTACAAGGGGGAGTAGCATAGGGGGTACACCCCCCTATACAGTTACGACTGTATGTAGGGGTAGTGGCTCGCAACTTCTTTTATATTTTTTGTAAAATTTACATACTTGTGTTAACGCTACCTGTCAAACCATAAATTAAACCATACTTCTTAAAATGAATTTAATAGGCCAAACCTTCAACACCTTCACCGTCATCGCCCAAAGCGACGAGCATGCAAAGAATCGCCACCGGCTTTATTATTGCCAGTGCGAGTGCGGGGCCATTGAAATGTTTGGGGATGACGTTATAAAATTGAAAAGGACGGGCAAAACCTGTAACCACATTACAAGGGGCATACGCTTGGACGCAATCACACCTGAACGAATAAAATTGGTACTTTCACGAGTCGATGCTAAAACCGACATATTTGACGCAATCCGTAAGGAAAGGCTCTCCGCTAATGCTTTTTTCTTGGCGCTTAGGAAAGATGCCGAGCTAAATGCGTTTTACCAAGACCAACGTAAAGTGGTGATCGAAGAACTTTTAGAAGACGCTCGCCTTCTGTTAATGGATGCCGACAATAAGATCGAGTTGGAAAAAGCTAAAGCCAATCTTTCCTACTACCAGTGGAAAGCCGAAAAACTTATACCCGAATCTTACGGCAACAAGGTTCAAATCGATGTGAACAAGACGGTTGATATTCGTGGCGCTCTCGAAGAAGCAAAAGAACGAGCAGGCATCATCGAGGCCACTTATAAAACTGTGGTGAATGAGGAAATCAAAAAAGAGTTACCAAAGCCCGCCACTCTTACGGGAGAAGATTTACTTGGTTGAAAGAGTTCCGTTTCCCGTAGTAAGATAATTTTGCCAACTCCTTTGTTGGTCCTACATTGGTTTTGTGTCTAGCCCTACTTCCGAGTGAGCTAGACACAGAACCTTTTTCATTTCATAGTAAAAATGAATGACCCAGAAAAATTCATACGACCCACAATCCGAAAAAGCCCTGATGCAGTTACTTTGGTCTCCTGAGATCAAAAATGACCCGTACTCTTTTGTCATGGCATCATACCCATGGGGTAAAAAAGGTACGGCGCTTGAGAAATTCAAAGGCCCCCGCGCTTGGCAAGTGGATGAATTAAAGCGGTGCGGCGAACATTTTCGCAGACAAATAGCTTGCGCCAGAGAGGGGTTGCCACTCGAAGTTTATAAGTCAGCAACCACTTCTGGCCGTGGTCCAGGAAAATCAACTCTCGTGGCTTGGTTAAATCATTGGTTCATGTCTACCCAAATCGGGGGGATGGCGATTACCACTGCCAACACCGAGGCGCAGTTAAAAACGAAGACTTGGGCCGAGCTTGGTAAGTGGGTGACGATGAGTTTGAACGGGCATTGGTTTGAAAGAAATGCGCTTTCCTTACGGCCCGCCCCGTGGTTTAAGAACCTACTTGAAAACGAACTTAAAATCGATACAGGATACTACTATGCGGAAGCCTTGTTATGGAATGAAGATAACCCAGACGCATTTGCAGGCGCTCACAACTACAATGGCACCATGCTTATATTCGACGAGGCTTCCGGTATACCTCAAAAAATATGGGACGTTTCAGAGGGCTTTTTTACTGAGCCTGTGGCTCCACGATTCTGGTTTGTTTTCTCCAATCCGCGCCGTAACACCGGTCCCTTCTTTGAATGTTTTCATAAACATCGTGATTTCTGGCAGTACAGAAGACACATTGACTCGCGAACAGTGGAAGGCATTGATAGAAAAGTTCTCGACGACATCATTCTTAAAAACGGAGAAGACAGTGATGTTGCCCGCATCGAAGTTAAGGGAGAGTTCCCCTCCCACGGAGATAGTCAGTTTATCTCCCGGGACATTGTTGATGGAGCCACCAACCGCGACCTTGAACCGGATGAACACGCTGCGCTCATCATGGGTGTGGACCCCGCTAGGTTTGGTAGAGATAAAACCGTAATTGCGTTTCGCCGTGGTCGTGATGCCAAGTCTATTCCATGGATAGTTTTAGAAAAGAAAGACAACATGGAAGTGGCCAATCTTTGTGCTGAACTCATTGACAAATATCAACCCGACGGGGTGTTCATTGACGCGGGGAATGGTACTGGCATCATCGATCGATTAAAGGAAATGGGTTACAAGTGCTACGAAGTTTGGTTTGGTTCAAGTTCCTCGAAGCAAGAATACGCCAATAAACGGACGGAGCTTTGGGCGGATATGAGAGATTGGTTAAGGGGTGGAACTATTCCTTGCGATTCTTACTTGCGTGATGACCTAGTTTCACCTGAATATAAATTTATGGGTAGAAGCGATCAAATTGCTTTAGAATCAAAAGATGAAATGGTGAAGCGGGGAATGCACTCGCCCGATCGTGCCGATGCTTTGGCTTGTACTTTCTTTCTTCGCATTGCTCGGAAAGATAGTCCGACTCATAAGTTTGGAACGAAGAGGACAAGAGTCGCACCCGGAACGAATGATTATGACCCACTAGCAAACTGGAACGGAGAACATTAATATGTCGTCAGGCTCATCATCAACTGAATCAAATCCCGAAGGAACTCTTTACGATTCTAATGACCGTTTCAATGCGGACAATTATACTCGTGCGGTTAAACACTACGGTATCAAATCTCAACAAGTAAAAGAGTGGTACGGTAAAACACAAATGTATCAAATGGATTCGTCAATGTATGAAACGCCAGAGCAATCTGCATTAGCTGAATCTCTTGGGCGCGCGCAAGGTAGACAAAGCACAGACAACGGTTTGTACGGACTTCAATCTTTATCCCAACCTAGCGGCCCGACAATCGGAGGAAAATAGATGGAACAAACTGGACTTGATAAAACTATCGCAAACCAAGTAGAAGATTTATCTGCTACCCACATTCGCCACTATGAACAACTCCGCGCACTTCGTGGCTCATGGGAAATTCAGTGGAACGACATTGCAAAAATTGTAACCCCAAACGACATGAACTCTTTTCAGGGTACACGTATCGTCGAGGGTGATAAGCGCACAAAATATCTTTACGATTCTACCGCTCACACTGCGCTCATGAGATTCGTTGCTATCATCGATTCTATGATGACTCCTCACAATGCTAAGTGGCATCGCATGACAGTTGAGGATGAAGTTTTAAAACGTAACAAACAAGTACAAGAGTATTTGGAAAAAGTAGCACTCGTTATGTTTCGCGAACGCTACCACCCCAACGCAAACTTTTTAGAACAAAATCAAAACGTGTGGCACTCACTAGGTGCTTACGGTAATGGTTCACTTTTCATTGATAGTCTGTGGGGGCAAAAAGGACTTCGCTATAAGTTTGCTCACTTGGGTGAAGTTTATCACGAGTCAAACCATCAAGGTATTCCAGATAAAGTTTACCGCCACTTCCGCTTACGCGCTCGTCAAGCTGTTCAAATGTGGCCAGAGACTTGCCCTGAAGTGATTAAGAAAATGGCAGAAACTCAACCGGAAACACAGTATGAATTTCTACATTGTGTAGTTCCAAACGCAGAGTATGAGCCAGGAAGACTTGATGCAAAAGGAATGAAGTATTCGTCCGCTTATATTTCACTCACGGGCGCAGCACTATTACAATCAGGCGGGTATAGAAGTTTTCCATACGCAGTTTCTAAATGGGGTCAATCACTCAACGAAGAATATGGTCGCGGACCGATCGGTGATGTTCTTCCCAACATTAAAACGTTGAACGAAGAAAAAAGAATCTTGTTAAAACAAGCTCACCGCATTGTTGACCCAGTTTATTTGGTTCATGATGATGGCATTTTAAATACAATGAGCGCACAACCCGGAGCAATGGTTGCTGGCGGTTTGAGTGCTGAAGGTCGTAGACTTGTAGACACTCTCCCCACCGGTAACGTTCAAATCGGTAAAGAGATCATGGACGATGATCGAAACGATATTAAAGATGCGATGTATACATCACTCTTTCAAATTCTCGTTGAAAATCCTGAGATGACTGCAACCGAAGTGATGGAGCGGACGAAAGAAAAGGGAATGCTCATTGCTCCTCTATTTGGTCGTCAAGAAGCATACCTCTCGCGCGTGATCACTCGTGAGTATGATATTTTAGAAAACCAAGGTGCGTTTGGGCCGATGCCATTAATCTTGCGTCAAGCTCGTGCACGTGGGCAAGGTAGTTTTTCAATTCGCTTTGAATCACCACTTGCTAAAATGAGACGCGCCGATGAAGCTGCCGGTTTCATGCGTATGCTTGGTGAGGCGGTTCAGGTGTATCAAGCGACCCAAGACCCATCAGCACTTTTCCATTTTGATATGGACGTTGCTATTCCAGAGTTGGCAGAAATTCACGGAGTTCCGGCTCGTTGGATGAAACCACTTGACGAAGTACAAAAGTTACGTGCAAATATGCAAGCACAGCAACAACAGCAAGCGGCCATTCAAGCTGGCCCTTCTATTGCGGCAGTGATGAAAGCACAGCAACAACGGTAGTCTTATGAGCGACATTGAAAAAGAATTAACGAGTGATCAAGTAAATCTACAGCAAGACGCTTTTACAAAAGCTAAAAATGCTGTGATTAAACTTCAAATGGATTACATAAACATTTTCGATACAGAGAGTCCGGTAGTCGAAAACATACTTAATGATTTAAAAATTTTCTGCCGTGCAAACGAATCTACATTTAGCGCCGACCCCCGCATTCACGCAATGCTTGAAGGTAGACGCGAAGTGTGGTTGCATATTGAAAGACAACTTAAACTTAAACCCGATGAGCTAGTCGCAAGAGTGATTCGCAAGTCATAAGGAGCCAAACATGTTCGGAACTAAAAATTATAAACCAAGATTCTTTTTTGAAGGTGAAGGCAACGGCGGCGGAACTCCGCCCCCAGCGGACGATAACATTGGCAATAAAGCTCCTCCCGCTGCACCAACTGATTTTTCATGGGACACACATATTGCAGACGAAGCCGATCGCGGTTGGGTGAAATCTAAAGGTGTTAAAGCTCCTGGAGATTTGGTGAAGTCTTACCGTGAACTTGAAAAGTTTGTAGGCGTTCCAAAAGAACAACTTCTGAAACTTCCTGAGAATTTAGATTCTCCTGAAGCCGAAGCAGTGTTCGCGCGCTTAGGTAAACCGGCAAAACCAGAAGACTATAAAATTGAAGGGGAGATGAAAGACTTTGCTGAACAGTTTCACAAAGCAAACCTCTCTACCAAACAAGCTGAAACTTTGGTGAAAGCATACACCGAGCGCGCTACTGCTCAAGCAAAAGCCGCAAGTGATGCCGCTCAAACTGCACTGACTAACGAAGTGGAAGCACTAAAAAAGACTTGGGGTAATGCTCACGATCAAAAAATGCAGCTTGCTTCTCATGCCGCTGCCAAGTTTGGTCTTGGTGCCGAAGGTTTGAACGCCATTCAAAAAGCAATGGGCTACACTAAAGGTGCCGAATTTTTGGCGACGCTTGGTGAAAAGATGGGCGAAGCTAGTTTCGTTCAAGGAAACGGCGGGCCGGTGAAGCTTGATACTGATACCGCGAAAAGTAAGATCGCCGAAAAAATGGCGGACCCTTCATTCATGAAGCGATACACAAGCGGAGACAAAGCCGCTATTGCTGAATTGATTCGCCTTGGCGAAGACGCTCATCCCGGCGAGATGAAATTTTAAATAAAAAAGATTTGCAAGAACTGATTTCTTAGCCTCATACTGATAACGAATGGCAAATCGGTAAACCCGAATCGTTCGGACGGTCAGGAAAGACTGACGGTGTGGCCGCACGGCAGGCAAGAAACAGCCCTCGTAATTTTACGGGTTAAGCTTTTCGATAACTTTAATTAACTTTAATTTTGTCAGGAGGGCTTAAAGCCATGACTAATAACTTACCAGTATTGTTTGTCGAACAATTTACGACTAACGTACAATTCTTATCTCAGCAAAAAGGTAGCCGTCTTCGTAAGACGGTTATGAACGGGACCCATGTTGGTTCTCAAGCAGCGGCGGTTGACCAATTCGCGGCTGTAAACGCACTTAAAGTAACTACTCGTTACGCACCGATGGGTCGCGTAGACGGCGGTCTTGATCGTCGTTGGGTGTTTCCAGTGGATTATGAACTTCCACAGTTGGTTGATTCTTTCGATAAGCTTCGTCTTATCATCGACCCAACTAGCTATCTTTCCCAATCTGCGATTTTCGCAATGGGTAGAGCGCAAGATGACGAGATTATCGCATCTTACGGCGGGATTGCTAAAACAGGAAACAACGGTGGAACGAACACAACTTTCTTGGCTGCTAACGTAGTTAGCGTTCAACAAGGTGCTGCCGCTCCAACCGGAATGACTGTAGCAAAACTTCGCGCTGCTAAGTTATTGCTTATGCAAAACGAAGTGGACCTCGACAACGATGAGTTATGGCTCTCTTGCCAATCTAAGCAAATCGACGATCTTTTAGCAGAAGCTCAAGTAGTTTCTTCTGATTTCAACGATAAGCCGGTATTGGTTGAAGGCCGCATCCAACGTTTCTTGGGTATCAACTTCGTTCACACTGAGCGCCTTGGTACTGCAATCGACGATCAAGCGGGTACTTCTACTCCATGTTACGTTTACGCGAAAAGCGGAATGTACTTTGGTGAGTGGGAAGCAATCCAAACCCATATCTCTCAACGTAACGACTTGACTGGCTTGCCTTGGCAGGTTTATGTTAAAGGCACTTTTGGTGCAACTCGTTTGGAAGAGAAAAAAATCGTAAAGATTTTCGCTCGATAATCGCAACACACAAACGTAATCGGGGGTCAAAAGCCCCCGGTTATTTAACAAAAAATTTGGAGAATAAAAAATGGCTACAAAATACTCAAAACTATATGATGCAGGACTTCAGAACTCTAACATTGCGAAAAGCAACATCAAGAGTTCTTTCGGTAAAGTGGCAGCGGCTAACGCCGATGCACCGGGCACGATTTATCGTCATGCCTCTGTACCTTCCAACATGATCGTAAGAGACTTGAAACTTTCTTGCGATGCGATGGGCGCGCTTGCGACTATCAACGTTGGTGCGTACTACACTGAAGACCACCCACAATCTGGCGCGGTAATCGACGCAGACTTTTTCGGAAGTTTGATCGACGTATCCGCAGCTTTGAAAAAAGTGAGCATTCTTAACGAATCAGGAACTAACACTCTTGATAAACAAGAAATGCCACTTTACGAAGCGTTGGGATTGACTGAAGACCCAATCTGCAAAATCGACATTTGCTCTACAGTGGGCGGCGCGATGGCAGCAAACGGTAACATTGCTCTCGAAATCGAATCGGCTGAATAATTTAATAGCGGGGAGGCTTGTTAAGCTTTCCCCGCTACAATTTTAATTAAAGGAGGCCACATGGCTACAAGACGTTATAAAATTTCTCCGGGTCAAACTGAATTTCAGATTGTTGAAGAAGTTGGCGCAGCTAACAATTCCAACGTAATCGAACTTACGGTTGACATTGCTAACCTCGTTTACGAGGGTGCGGTTCCAAGAAAAGTTAAAAAGAGTGAAGTGATGTTGGCATTAGAAATGCTTGAGAATCACATTCTAAAAAATGCTTCAGGAATGCTCGACGAATAAGAGGTTTAAATGGCTTCTAAGACGGACATTTTCAACATTGCTTTGACGATGCTTGGGGCGCAGACTGTGCAAAACCCAAGCGATAACTCCCGTAATGCGAGAGTTTTAGACGGAGTTTATGAAACCGTAAGAAAATCAGAGCTGAGAAAAAGGCCGGTATGGAACTTTTCGGTAAAAAACGTGAAGCTTCCTGAAGACGCCACTCCGCCTCTTTTTGGTAAAAACTATGCGTATACACTACCTGGGGATTTCCTTTCGATGGCGCCGCCTTATGATGATCAGAGTAACTACGGTTCCAATGATTGGACTATTCAGAAAGGCAAAATCTTTTCTAACCAAACTGCTCCGTTAGAACTTCGGTATGTTGCGGACGTCAGTGCGGAAGGTGAGTTTGACCCTCTCTTTGCCATGGCACTTGCGGCAAAGCTTGCTGAAGTTTGTTGCGAATCAATCACCCAATCAAATACTAAAAAACAGTTAATGGGTCAGCAATACCAAGATGCGATTCGTGAGGCTCGTAAGGCCGATTCTTTTGATGGCCCATCCCCGTTCATGCCGGTGGATACTTACGAGACAATAAGGTTATGAAAATAAGTCCGATACAAAATGATTTTTCGGGAGGAATGTTCAGCCCTATTGCGCAAGCAAGAAGCGATCTCTCCCGTTACAAAATCGGTCTTGCGTTGTGTGAGAACGCGATACCTACCGGCCAAGGTCCGGCGGTTAAACGTTCCGGCACTCGCTTCTTACAATTTCCACCGGTAAATGGCCCGACAAGACTTATCCCATTCTCTTACTCCAATGGTGATAACTTCATGATTGAGTTCACCGACTCATGGGTAAGAATTTATAAAAACCGCACGTTGATACTGACCGGCGTTTCTCCGTACACCGCTGCGGAACTTAAAGATATTAAGTACACCCAATCTTTAAATAAACTTTTCTTAGCGAGCGGCACTCGCGCCCCAATGATTCTCACCCGTCAAACGGATTTACTTTGGTCGCTTGATGCGTTTCCTTTTTATTACCCGCCGCTTTTATCAAACGGTCTTGATTCAAGATTAACAGTAATCACCAACCCAGTTCTTTCGGCACTTGTAACGGCGAACACTGTCGGCCCAAACACTACAGTAATTTCAAAATTCAATACTGCATTAAACATTACCGGCGCCATAGATAATGGTTCAGGGTTTGTTCGTATTTTTGTAAACATCGTTGACTCTTTGGCGAACGGAAGTCTTGTTCACATTTCAGGAGTGACCGGCACTACAAATGCAAACGGCGATCACTTTCTTACTAAGTCCAGTGCGCTTTCATACGATCTCATCGGTGTTGCATTTAATGCGGCTTACATTGCGGGCGGTTCTATTACTCCGGCGCTTGTTTTGGCGGGGGACCTTGGACGGTCGCTTGCGATACGACTTGGCACTACTCCATGGTTTTATTCTTATATCACTGTGATCACTGATGTTCACAGTGTTACCATTACCGGAAATCACCCCGGCGCCCCAGTAAACGTTGACACTTCATTTTTCAAGCTAGGTGCTTTTGGTGATTCTATCGGTTGGCCAAATGCAATCGCGTTTCACCAAAACAGACTTTATCTTGCCGGTCCACAATCAAATACCATGTACGGCAGTGTGGTTGGGGACTATACCAACTTCATACCGATCAACCCATATCTTGCCGATGGTACTGCAAACAATAATGCGGTTGTTACTGCATCAGACGCGATCACCTTCACGGCAAACTCTCCAACTTCAAACAAGATTGAATGGATGATCAGTGACGAGTACGGAATGATCGTTGGAACTAATGGCGGAGTTTTTGTACTTAGGTCGTCTTCTTTTGGTGAACCGATCACTGCAACCAATGCAAGTTTGGTTTGGGTAGACACTGTAGGTGTGGCTCCATTCCAAGCCATTCGCACAGAGAAATCTACAATCTACGTTTCATCATCACTGAAAAAAGTTTTTGAAATTAAATACTATTACAACATTGATGGATTTAAAAAGACTGATCTCACTGAGATTGCGTATGACATTGCAGAAGAGGGTTTTACCAGTGGGCCGGTGATGCAAGATCAACCGCAAGGCATTATCGTTTTTGCAAAACAAAGTTCTATTGCAATGCTTACGTTCAATCGTTCTACTGATGCTTTGCAAGCGGGATGGAGTGAACACTTCATCGGCGGGAAATATGATTCATCATTAACCCCACCTAGACCGATCGAGGTTGCGGTACTGTTTAACCCAGATACTAACTCCGATGATCTTTGGTTAGCCGTGAACCGCACTCTTGATAACGACCCACTTCCACTTGTAACCATTGAAGTGATGGATAAAATATTTGAAGAATTTAACGACGCAGAATTTTATAACGGCGTTGACTGTAGTTTCCAATATGATCAACCGATTCTAATTGATGCAATCACTAACGGCGCGATAACCACAATCGAGACAAACGTAGCGCACGGATTGGCAAATGGAAATGAAGTTGAGTTTAAAGGTACGTTCGGACTTTATGACGAATCTAAAACAAGTCAACTAAACGGCAAACGTTTTGCGATCACAGTGATCGACCCAACACATTTTTCTATCGCGCTTGATTCTACAGAGTTAAGTATTTACAACGGTGGCGGTGAAATCAGAAAAGTAGTGACTCAAATCACCGGAATTATTTGGATGAAAAACCAAGAGGTAGCTTACTACTGTGATGGCGACGAAAGTAAAGTTGGAACTACCACAGTATCAAACACAGGAGTAGCGACTATTCCTTTTGGTTTCGTTACCGCTCAAATCGGCTTTCCATTCACTTACAGAATTAAAGGACTTCGCGCAGAGGGCGGTTCACAGAATGGTACTTCTATCGGTAAGTACAGAAGAGTGAACGACATAGGTGTTATTTTAAATCGCTCTCAAAGTTTTAAAGCGGGTGTGAACTTTGACGACATGATTCCGGTATCAGTGAAAACTAATTCGGATGATAACTTTCAAGGTGAGGAAAAACTTTTTACCGGCACAATAGCTAGAACCGGATTAATCTCTGATAACGCTTACGATAGTCAATGGTGTATCGAAGTGAGCACTCCAACACCATTCCAGATACTTGCAGTGATGCCTCAACTTAACGTGGAGGATTTCACATGATTTTCTACGAGAAACCTTCACACAAAGAGTTTACAGATTTATGTGCTTGCGCCACTGAACCACTGACAGACAAACAGGCAGACCGACTGTTTTATAATTCTGTTCACTATATGCTCGTTAACGTGTATGGCGTACCAATGGCGATCGCGGGGTACACTCATTATAAGTTTGAGGTGTTTTTAATCTTGAGAAAAGGCTTTGCGCGTAATAAGTTTTCTATTATCAAGAAACTTAAAAAACTGGTTAAAAAAGATATTCCGTTTGTGGCGCACGTTGAGACAGACGCAAACCAAAAGTTTGCAGAGTTTTTTGGGTTTAAAGATTTAGACTTAGTAGAATTAATTGATGGAAAACCATATCGTAAATTAGTAAGGGAGGCTACCAAATGAAAAGCTATTTTGACTTAGGCTCTCTTGATTCTGGATATAAGCTTGACCCGATTGTAAATGGTACTGCTAAAGAATTAGAGAAAATCGGAGAAGCGGGCATGACTGCCGCTGCGTCTTTACAAGGCGTGGGCGGAGCCATTGGCGGGATTGCCACTATTTATTCAGGGTTTCAACAAGCCGAGATTGATCGCAAAAACGCGTTGACCATGCAGTACAACGCCGAGCAAGTTAAAATCATGGGCGATGTTCAACGCCGTATGCAAATGCAAGAGGCGACTAAAATTCTTTCTAAACAAAAAGCAGACCGAGGAGCGGCAGGGATTGAACTATCTGGTAGCGCGCTTGATGTTTTCATGAGCAGCGCAAATGAGGCGTTCCAAGATTCTGCAAACATTGTCCGCGCCACTCAAGCAAAAGCAGACGACTATGATCAGCAAGCTCAACAACTTTACGAAAAAGCTAACAGTGAAATCGTAAGTGGTGTTGTAGGCGGGCTTGCTAAACTTGCAACAAGTGCAGCGACGTTAGGAGCATTTTAATGGCTAAGATTCAAGAATACAGTGCGGGCGCTACTCCAAATGCCGAATCAAATTTTAAAGCGGTGGACGTTTCTCCAACGGACGCCATCGGGCAATTCGGTGGCACGATGGAAAAAATCGGCGGTTACGTTAAAGAGAAAACTATCGCACTCCAAAAAAGTAAAGCCGATCTTGCAGCGGCTACTAATGCTGCGGCAATGGAAGCGTCGATTGCTTCTATGGATAAATCGTTTGACCCAACTGACCCTGATCAACTGGCGTCAGTCATGAAACCATTCAGAGAATCAAACGACCAGTTCAGAGATGCACTAGGCTCAGAAGAGGCAAGAGAATACTTCGACCGTACTTCAGCACTCCATGAAACTAAGTTTACTCAAATGGCTTTGACTCGAAACTCGGCTCTACAATCTCAAGAGTTGAAACAAAACATCGAAGCCCGTTACAATGCCATGGCTCAGTCAGTGAGTAATAATCCTGGCGTTTTGTCAGCAAAGTTAGCAGAGCTTTATAGCTCTCGCGACGCTTTACTTCCTTTGGCGGGCAAAGGCGGGGAAGGTAAAGTCGATGCACTCTTACAAGACTATGCACTTAAATTAAACCGTGAAGCTGCCGAGAGCGATGTTATTAACAGGCCGTTTGATGCGGACCTAAGCAAGTACACTCTTGGTGATAAGACAAATGAGCTTATCCAAAAACAAAAACTTTCCCAAAATGCTGCTCGCGTTCAGGCCGATCACAACGATCGAATGATAGAGAAGTTTAAAAAGGAAAAGACAGAAGCCGTTAATAAAGATTTCTTAGCCAGACACGTAAGCGGCACTCTTTCACTCGATGCGGTCATGAAAAATAAAGAACTTAGTTATGAACAGCAAAAAATGTGGGTAAAAGAATTAGAAAAAGACAACAAAGGTAACTTTGCGGCAGACCCAGGGCTTAAAGCAAAACTCTTTGACCGCATCATGCTTAAACCTGATCACCCAGATAGTATTCAAGATTCAACTGAGATCATGAACTCTACTCTTGATAAAAACGATAAACTAGATTTGGTGATGATGATGGACCAAGCGAAAGCTTCCGACCCCGCTGACTTTTCATTGAAGCAATCAGCGTTTGCACAAGTGAAAGGTGCTTTGGTGAGAACACCAATCAGCGGCGTTCCTGATGAGCTTGGCAATAAAAAGTACATGGAGTTTGTTTCTGTATTCAATCGTGAATATGAAGCAGGCATTAAATCAGGCATGACCCCTCACCAACTTTTAGGGATGGGCGAGAAGAATAACATCATTGATAAACTTGTGCCGAGATTCGTACCTACCCAACAAGAAGCCATTCAAGCCAAGATTCAACAACTTCAAAAAACCAAACCTTCATCAAACGTTACTTTGTGGAGTGGTGATTACATGAATGTGACCGGCGGGCAACCGGCTCCGTCTGCTACTCCGGCTCCCGCGAAAAGAAAACCATTAGGAGACTTACTTAAATGAGTCGCTTAGATGATTTTCGCATCAAAGCAAAAGCTGAAGGTTACAACGACGATGAGATCAATACGTTTGTAGCGGAGAAGAATCAAGTAGCCATGAATGAAGGTTACTCAATGGACGAGATTAACGACCATTGGGGCATTCCAAAACCTGATTCGGCTAAAGAGCAAAAGTTAATCCAAAATTACGGCGCAAGTCTTCCGAAACCAGAAGACGGTAAAGAAGAAATTCTCTCAAACGAAATCAACACTTTTGAGGACGTATACAAACACATCGCTTCAGGGCTTGCCCATTCATCTATGGGGTTACTCATTCATGGCAAACCAATGACCAAAGCGCCTCAAAACTCTTCGCTGTTTGCAGACACACTTTATGGCGCGGCAGAAGTAGTAGGCGACATTCCTGCCATGGCGGTTGGCGCTCTCGCAGGCGGCATCATGGGCGGCGCGGGAGGCACGGCTGTCGGGGGTATTCCCGGAGCTTTTCTAGGAGCGACAGCCGGTATCGGTGCGGGGGCTTTTGGTTTACCGTCAGCGATGAAAGCCTACATGATGGATGGATACGAGAACGGTAGCTTTAAAGACTTCAATGATTTTTATTCTCGTATGGCGTCGGTCATGCTTACTACTGCAAAATCTGCGGCAGTTGGGGTTGCAACCGAAATGACCGCAGGACTGATTAACCCCTACACTGCAAAAATGGCTGAAAAGTTTGCATCACCCGTAGCAAAGTTAGTCACTGATGAATTAGCCAAAGTCTCTGTGATGACGGCAGCGGGAAGCGCGGTTGAAGGGCAAATGCCAACCGCTCGTGATTTCGTACATTCGTTTTCAGTAGTAGGAGCACTTCACTCCGTTGGTGCGGTAAAAAGAGGTGTGATGAAAACCTTTATTGATAAGGACATTCACCCAAGTCAGGTTGCTCTCGACTCTGATAAAAACCCAAGTATTAAACAAGATTTACACGCAACCAATAAAGACATTCCAGACGCTTACAACGAAAGACCGGTAGACAAGCCAGTAACCGAAGCACTTGGCAAACCTCTTGACCCAATGTTCACCGAAGAGGAAATCAGAAGTCAGCCACCGGAAGTTAAAATCGGAAAAGATTTAGAAGCTGAAACCAAGGTAGAAGCAAAACCTTTATCTGAAGAAACTACTTTAGAAGAGTCATTCAAAGCCATCGAATCACAGTTGGTTACTAAAGGCGGAGATACGGTAGCTCAAAGGCTCAAAGCCGGTAAAGAGTTTTTTGTAAGTTCTATTGATAATCTTTATACAAGAGTAGTTGATAAATATAACCCAATCAAAGATGCAGTAGAACAACTTGCACAAGGCAAACCGGTTGAGACTGTTTTTGATGCGTACAAACTTGCAAGAAATGCAAACGATGCTAAAGCAAAAGCACTGTACTCTCTCAAGTACGGAACTTTTGATTTCAATACCATGAAACGAAACGGCGAAGGGCTAAACGAAGCACTGAGCACAGTGGGTAAAAATGAAATGAAAATGTTCGATGCTTTCTTGGCAGCTAACCGCGCTGTAGAACTTAACGCAAGAGGCATACAAGATACAGGTTTTGATATTGGTCATGCTAAGAATTTGGTAGCAAAAGCTCCTGCTCATTTTGCTGAAGCTGCTAAAAAAGTTACTGAGTACAGAAATAGAAACTTAGATTACTTGGTTCAAGCGGGTTTGCTCGATAAGGACGTAGCGCAAGGATTTAAAGACGCACAAAAACTTTACGTACCTTTTAATCGTATTGTTGACATTAATAACGAAGTAGCAATCTCAGCTAAATCAGGAAACAAATCTTTTAAGCAATTAAAAGGTGCTAACAATTTAAAAACTCAAAGCCCACTTCAAGCGATCTCAAATGATACCGCAACATTCATCCAGTTGGCAGAAGCAAATCGCGCGCGTTCTGAAATGGTTAAAATGCAGGAAGCAACCGGCGGGAAAGACCCTCTTTTATACAAAGTTAAAATTCCTGGCAAAGTTGAAATGACCAAAGAGGCGGCAGAGTTTTTAAATGCAAATGGCTTTACTACTGAGTCAGGTGATGCGTTTCAATTCACTCGCCGCAATGCTGACTTAAAAGAAAACCAATTTGAAATCTACCGCGAAGGGCAACGCGAAGTTTGGGAAACCAAAGACGTTGAACTCGCTAAAGCATTAAAAGCTGTAGACGGTGAGCCGGGAGTTAGAAGTCTGGTTATAAAATTGGCGTCAGGCATTTCTAGTACGATCAGAGCAACCACTGCGGTTACTCCTGACTTCGTTGTGCGAAACTTTTTCTCCGATCAACTGAGCGCGCAGATTTTAAGTAAACATGGCGGCGTTCACGTCACTCACACTTTCAAAGCCATGGGCGATTTAATGGGCAAGGAACATTCATTAGCTTGGCAAGAGTTTTTAAAATCAGGCGGAGCAAGTGGGGCGTTCTTAAAACTTAACGAAGAGTATTTCAATAAAGAGATTTATAAACTCCAAGAAGAAACGGGTTTCATGGATGCTACTTGGAACGTGATTAAATCACCGTTCAAAGCAATGGAGGCTGTATCATCCTTAATGGAGCAGTCCACTCGTTTAGCTGAATTTAAACGCACTACTCAAGGTGACTACTCCATCAATAAACTATTTGAGGGCGGTTTCAACGCAAGAGAAGTGACGGTAGACTTTCAACGAATGGGTTCTGCTACCAGTGTTCTCAACTCCATCACCGCTTTCCAAAACGCGGGTATTCAAGGTTTGGATAGATCAGTTCGCGCGTTCAACGAGAACAAAGGTAGATTCGCAGCAATGGCAGGCACAGTTATCACCGCGCCAACGATTCTTAATTACGTGGTGAATAAAGATGACCCTCGTTACAAAGACGCACCGGCTTGGCAAAGAGATTTATATTGGGTAGTGCCAACTGATGACTGGCAAAAACCAGACCCTAACGATGATATTTCTCGCTTACCAAGTTACTTGGTACGAATGGGCGAAGACGGAATGCCAATGGTGAATCGAGGCATCACGCTTCGTATCCCAAAACCACGAGAAGTAGGGATGGTTTTTGGTTCGTTAGTAGAACGAACTTTAGATGCGTTCTTTGAAAAGAATCCTGACGCTTTTAAAGGTTTCGCGGGTTCTATATTAGATACAGTTACACCTTCAGTTCTTCCCGATGTTTTCACTCCGATGGTAGAAACATGGGCGAATAAAAACATGTTCACCGGTGACGCTATCGTTCCACATTCAAGCGAACGTTTACTTCCGAGAGATCGATACAGTGAGTACACTTCAGAACTTGCTAAAAAAGTGAGTGTTATTTTAACTTCAGTTCCGGGCCTCGAACATTCTGACGTTTTGGCTCCTGCCGTGATTGATAACTGGATTGGTGACTGGACTGGAAACATGGGCCGCTACATTCTTTCTGGTATTGACTACGGCATAAAAGACAACGCACCTGAGAAAGCGTTAAGCGATATTCCATTCATCAAAGCTTTCGTCGTCCGCAACCCTTCAATGGGCGGCGGAATAATGCAGGAGTTCAATGGGCGTGTGACTGAAATCAATGAATACCAAGCATCCATTAAAAAGTTGAGCAAGAGCCAAGACCCAGCCGATCGCGAACGCGTGGTAGAATTGCAGCAAAAGCTTTTAAAAGAATATCCAGATTATCAACGTGTTCTTAACGCTTCGCGCGCAATGCAGAACATGAGACAGTTCATTCACAACGTTTACCGCACGACTGAAATGAACAAACACGAAAAGCGACAAGCAATCGACGGCACGTACTACCAAATGATTGAAATGGCCCGAGGTACTAAAAAATCAACTTTACAGGGCGATGAAGAAAGCGAAGAATAAAACTAATGTCAGTGTCAACAAATCAAAATCGTTTTAGCAGCCTTGGGGATGGAGTGAATGATACGTTCAACTTCCCGAGTTATTTTAAAGCCAACTCCGACATGCTCGTGTTGGTTGCGGATAACGCAGGTAACGTTTCAGAGAAAATTTTAGACGTTGACTACGGTATCACTGGGTTTGTAACCGCAGGCTTCGGATACAAAAATGGTGCAGATATTGTTTTCAACGTGGCACCTTCCGCTACTGATACAGTAATCTTAATCAATAATCCAAGCCCTCTTCAAAACACAGTGCTTGCGCTTAACTCTGTTTATCCACCTCAGAAAATCGAATCAACTTTAGATTCGATCATTCTAATCATTCAAAGAATTACCGACGTGTTGTATTCTCGCACGGTTGCTTTGAAAGACGGGGTGATTGCACTTTTTGACCCAACTCTACCGATTGACATTGCGGACGTTGCTAACCAAGGAAAAGTGATAATCACTGACCCCACTGGTACTAATACTTTTGTAATGGGTCCGAGTGTTGATGACATAGAGAATGCAGCACAAAACGCAGCGGACGCTGCTCAAAGTGCAGCCGATGCATTGGCAAGCAAAAACGTGGCGGTAGCAGCGGCAGTTCAATCAACTCAGTCGGCAGCGGACGCGGCAGCGTTTGCAGAACAAGTTGGCGAGATCGAAGAAGTTGATACTACGGGCGGAAACGTACCAAAAACTTTACCTTTAGCTTCTGACGGACTACAGTTTGTAACGTACATTAATAAGTCTTTCGGTTCTGCAAACGCTGTTATCGTAAGCCCAACGGGGCCAGATTTAATTCATGGGCAAGCAAGCGATAGCTTGGGCGCGGGAGAAGTTGGGAAATATTGGAGTAACGGCGTTGATGCTTGGTACAAAATTGATTAAGGAGAAAATGATGAAAACGATTTTATTGGCGATTGCGATGTTGGTGGGGATTAACTCTGAAGCGAGAGTGGCATACGATGCCTACCGCATGGGAGCAAGCGGAAACTTGCCGGCATGGGGTAAGATTGATCTTGCCAACGGTACAACCGGAAACGCACCAAAAGCTACTAACCTAGCGGGCGGCTTAGGCGGACAAGTTTGCTACCAAAGTGCTGCGGATACTACCGCGTTTTTGGCTAACGGAACTGCCGGACAAATTTTACAAAGTAACGGAACGACTCTTGCTCCAAGTTGGGTGAGTGCTTCGGGCGGTACTGTAACTGCGGTATCAGTAGCTTCAGCTAACGGTTTTGCCGGTTCTTCAAGTGGTGGCGCTACTCCTGCTTTAACTCTTTCAACTTCAATCACTGGCATTTTAAAAGGTGACGGTACTGCAATCAGTGCTGCGATAGCGGGGGACTTTCCGACACTCAACCAAAACACTACCGGAACTGCGGCTTCATTCACTGGTAACTTAACCGGTGATGTAACGAGCACAGGGATGAGCACTTCAATCTCTGCGGCTACTGTTACCGGTAAAGCACTCACAGGTTATTCAATTGGAACAACTGTAGGAACAGTGGCGGCTACCGACACTATTCTTCAAGCGTTTCAAAAGATTGCAGGCAATCAACGTATTGCAGAATTTGATGATGGTAACTCAGGTGCTTCTGACACGATTGATTTTTCAAACGGGCCAGCGCACAAGTCTACTTTGACTGGTAACTGTACTTTCACTTTCTCAAACCCAATCGCAGGACAAGCTTACATTTTAAAAACTGTAGGTGACGGAACTGTTCGCACAATCACTTGGCCCGCAGCGGTTAAGTGGGCAGGTGGAACTGCACCGACTATGACTGGTACGGCTGGGAAGTTTGATCTCATCAATTTTTACTACGATGGCACAGACTATCTCGGAAGCTATACTCAGAACTACTAAGGAGAACGCATGCGTAATATTATTTTAAACCTAGCACTGATTTTCTCGCTCATTGTTTCGACCATTCCGGTGATGCCATTCATGGCAAAAGCGGACATGCCGAACTTCTTTTTTGTTAAAGGGGGCGGAGCGCCGGCAACATGGCCTTTTGGGACATTGGGAAATTTGACAATAACCAACGGGAACACGACTACCCTTACCGCTGGGCAAACGTACGACTACAACAATATTACGATTAACGCCGGCGGTACACTTCAGATAACCGGCACTTCTGGAACTCCGACCATTATAGGTGTTAAAGGGACTTTTACAAATAACGGCACTTTTAACGCTCGTGAAGGATTTCACAACGGCGGGACATTTAACAATACCGCGCCGGACGGAAAAACAATTTCTTACACTATCACTCAAGCCAGTGGGGGCAGCGGAGGAAACGGTGGTACAGGTAACGGCACAGCCGCAGGTAGCGGCGGCGCAGGGACAAACGGTTACGGCGGCGGCGGCGGCGGCGGCGGAGCACAACTTTTCATTAACTCTCTAAACTTTGACGGTAAAAACGGCGGCGCGGGCGGCGCGTCCGGGTCAAGTACAGGAGCTATCGGGGTAGGAGGAGCGGGTAACTCTACACTTGGAAACGGCGGAAACGGAGCTAACTCAAACGTAACAAACCCTGACGGTGGAGCGGGCGGCGGGTCAGGCGGTGGGGCGGGCGGCGGAGGGGCATCCGGCGCGGGTGGCGGTGGCGGATACAAAGGGAAACACGGGCAAGCGGTTCTCATCGTGTGCTCAATTTTCGCGGGAAGCGGAACAAACAACTTTTCAGGAACAAACGGATTTAACGGCGGTAACGGGGGCATATCGAATCCGGCAGGAGCGGGTGCCGGCGGCGGCGGCGGCGGCGGAGCGGGTGCCGGCGGTTCCGGCGGAAAACTTATGGTACGCTACAAAACGTCGAACACCTTTTCTGGCACTAATACTTTGAGCGCGGGAACAGGTGGAACGGCAGGGACGGGTTCCGCAGCTGCGGGCGCTCCGGGCCTCAACGGTTCCAACGGTTCTAGTGCTTCAGCAGCAAGTGCCGGTTCAACAGATATAGCAAGTGGATAAACGAAAGGGAAAAATATGTTAGCAATTCTAGTAGCAATGATTTTTGGCGGAGTTAGTACAAAATTAATCACTCATCAGGTTTCTTACTGTGAGTGCTATCGCGATAGTTTCAAAGGTTCATACTGCGAATCTATCAAGGGAAGCGGAGTTCAAGGTTCATGCAAAAAATAATCTTACTCACCATTCTATTGTCTGGTTTCGCGCAAGCGCAAACTCCGACGCCAATCCCAATCCCAGTTAAGAAGCCGGTTCAATGTACGTTGAACTTGCCGAGTGCTGCGTTTCAGGCTTGGAAAGCGGCTAACTGTAACTAAAGGAGACAGCCATGCAAGAAGCCATAACATTTTCGCAGTTTGTTAGCTGGCTATTTTACGGTTTACTTGCATACGTGGCTGTGGACATAATGAGATCAATCAGAGAAGTGAAAGACAGCATTGCTACTCTGAATACACAAGTTGCTGTCGTAATTGCTCAAACTGAATCGCACAAAGAAGTCCTTGATAGGCACGATGAGCGCATTCATAGTTTAGAGACAAGTAAAGGAAAACCGGTTTTATGAAAAATTTTATCGTAAAAAATCAACTATCAATATTCTTCGTATTCGTTGCACTTATCGTTGGAGTATTCTTGGGTCAAAATGTTTTTGCCCAAGTGCTTAACGACAGTATTCCAACAAGCCAAGAATACTTTCAACTTTTTGCATCTTTGCAAGGCATTGGCGGTTTGAAAGCTGCCGGTATCATCACATTAATCGTGCAAGCGTTAATGTTAATCGTTCGCCAATTTGTTCAAGGTAAGTACAAATTGTTGATCGTATCTGCTCTCACCTTAATCGGTGCGGCAGTGAGTGCGTATATCAGTGGCGGTAGTTTTGCTTCTGTGATGACTAACTCCGTTGTTTTAACTTCGGTGCAAGTTTTGGCTAACCAAATCTTCACTCAAATTAAAAAACCGGCGTAAAGCTTCACGGATGAATGAGAAGTGGCTGGCTAAACACCGGCCACTTCAACAAAAGAAGGGGAATATAAAATGGCAGGACAAGGTACAGTATCAATTAAGGCTTACGAAAAACCACTTGGGTATGAACAGATTTTATCTGCAACCCTTGTAGCCCCTACACAATTAAATAAACCATCTTATACGAAGGTCGCTTACGTTCAAGTCGAGGGCGGTCAAGTTCGTTACCGCGATGACGGCGTGAACCCAACTGCGGCAGTCGGAATGCTTCTTGTAGACGGAGCGGTACTAGAATACGCGGGTAACTTATCCACTCTCACCTTCATTACCGAATCAGGGACACCAAAACTTAACGTATCATATTACGAATAGGAGATTAAAAATGAAAAACACCTCTATAAAAATCATATTTTTGGTGGGGGTGTTTCTCGCATCCTCTTCTTACGCTCAACGAATTAACGTTCCGGGGGGTGCTCCGAACTATAAACCAAGCGCCACTAATCCTGCGGCACTTCCGCTTACTGGTAACTCAGTGGGTGATGCTCGTATCTCAAAGTCTAACTCATCTCTCTACATTTGGGACGGAGCCGCTTGGCAAGGGACCGCCGGAGGCGGAGCCGCTGCGTGGGGCGGAATTACTGGTACTCTCAGTTCACAAACTGATCTAAATACTGCACTCAATGGCAAAGAACCAACGGTTACAGCTACCACTTCTGCGGACTACTACCGTGGTGATAAAACTTTCCAAACTCTCAACACTCTTGCAGTGCCAGAACTAACTAATCTTTATTTCACCAATGCTCGGGCCATTGCTGCGCCGATCACTGGCTTCACTTCTGGCGCGGGTGTATTATCCGCTACTGATACAATTTTGCAATCTATAAATAAGCTTGATGGAAACATTGGTGCATTAGTTACAGGTGTGTCTTCTGTATTCGGTCGCACGGGTGCGGTTGTATCTGCCACTTCAGATTATGATGCAATTCAAGTGGACAACACCCCTGCGGGAACTATCGCCGCAACGGACGTGCAAGCCGCGATCAATGAACTTGATTCTGAAAAAGAACCTAACATCACGGCTACTACTTCTGCGGACTATTACCGTGGTGATAAAACTTTTCAACCGTTTGATGCCGCTGCTCAAGCTGCAAGCATCTCACAAGTTATAACAAATGGCGTGACCACAAAAGCGCCAAGTGAGGATGCAGTTTTTGACGCTCTCGGGTTGAAACAATCCACTTCAGAAAAAGATCAAAACAACGGTTACGCGGGTTTAGATGCAGGCGGAAAGATTGCAATTTCAGCTTTGCCAAACACTGTGATGACGTTTGAAGGACAGTGGAACGCAAACACCAATACTCCGGCACTTGCTGACGGTGTTGGTAATGCGGGTGATGTTTGGCGCGCTAACGTTGCAGGAACTACCAACTTTGGTTCGGGTGCTATCGCTTTCAACTTGGGTGACTGGGCTGTTTATAACGGAACGATTTGGGAGTACGCTGCCAACTCTAATTTAGTTATGTCAGTGAACGGCCAACAAGGTGTTGTGGTTTTAGATACCGATGACATTGCCGAAGGAACTAACCTTTACTTCACCGAGGCTCGCGTTCGTTCGACTCCGTTGACTGGCTTCACAAGCGGCGCGGGTGTTGTAGCTGCTACCGATACAGTGTTGCAAGCGTTCCAAAAGCTTGATGGTAACATTGCTTCCGCTACTTCAGGAACCAACTACGCGATGGCAGGCTTCAATGCTACCGGCACTTTATACTCAATCCCGAATATGTTTCACACAGATTACAACGGTCTGTATGGAAACATTCAGTTACCAGCTTCAGGCGACTTGAATTACTTTAGTTTTGCTTCTGCTTCAGGTGTTGCTCCTGCCAATGTGAAAGGCATTTTCATCAACAATCAGGCTGAGAGTACAACTAACACTACCCTACTTGATTTGAATAACGCTGCTCCTATCGGGGATGATTTTACAGGGATGAGAATTTTCAACTCTGGAAACTCTGTAGATGCGCTCACTATGCAATCGGTAGGAAACTCTGGTAACTACGGCGGTCAACTTCGTTTGATGGATGCAGGTAACTCTGGAACTGGTGCAGGTGGTATTCTATACAACATTTACAATAACGGTGCTCAATCCGGCCAACTCACTGTTTTAAATGTTAGTGATTCTGGAAACAACACTGCAGATACTACTCTTTTAGGTTTAAATGAAAATGGAGATATTACTGGAAACTTTCAAGGTATTGGATTTGGAACTAATGGTGATGTTACTGGAAACTCTACGCTTGCCACTATCGGTGACAACGGAAACGTAGTTGGTGGGGATTTCATGGGATTAAACTTGTACGGTGGAAGCACTACTACAGGCAATTCTCTCATGCAAAACATTACCGATAACGGAAGTTCAGTTAATAAAACTGGTATCGGTATTTCATTATCTGGTTCAGCAAGCAACAGCGTTAACGGTTTATATGTGAATGTGGATAACGTAACTTTTGCAGGTCAAAAAACAGCACTAAGTACGCAGGGTGGACTTTTTAGTTCTCAATCAAATGTTGATACAGGTGACTTCACTCCTCCATTTTTCACAAACAACAATAGCTTGGGCGGCCAACTTCAAATTGATTCTGGTTCTCCGCTTCTTGCTACTCCGATGTTTGGTAACAACTTAGGTATCGTGGTTAACTTTGACGACGACATGACTGCCGATGATTTTATCGGGGCGGGTAACAGCTTAGGTTATTCCATCAATGGTTTTGTGAACCAAGTGACAGGCGCAAGTGGTAAGACTTTAGACACTCTCAACTATATGTTGGCAGCGGGTTCCAACCCTTCCGGTGACGGTACAGTTGAGAACTTGAACTTCTTCCGAGTGGGTGGATTACTAAACGCGGGCGGAAACTTAACAGCTACCAACATGCGTGGTTTTTATATCGACCCAATTTTCGATGGTTCAGTGACAGCTACCAATAAATGGGGTTTCATTAACGCTTCAAACTCTGATAACTGGTTTAAAAAGAATGTGGTTATCGGCGGAACTTCCGGCGCGGGTGAAGCGGGTGTGGAACTTGATGTTGACGGTGAAGTTCGTATCAGAAGTTTAACAACTGCCGGATACGTGACAACGGATGCGACAGGGCATTTAACTTCTGTGGCTATTCCAGGAACTCCGGTTTCATCTACCATCACTGCCAATACCACTTTGTCTTCTGCTACTCGATACTACTTATGCGATACTTCTGGCGGAGCGTTTACTGTAA